CATAGTCTTTGTGCCCTCGCCCTTTGTCTCAATCGTCATGAGAGTGTTATAAAGTATTCTAAGTTTCTGTTCCATTTTGAGTATTCTCCTTATAGAAATTTAATCTGTAAAGAACGTCGCGTGGAAGGGTAACCACGTGGCTGCCGGCAGAAGAATACACGACGAACCGTTGCTGTATCTCGAATATCGTAATTCGCCGCCGGTAGTTATTGAAAATAACCACGAGTTTCCGCCGCTGCCTTGAGCGCGTTCTGTAATTGCTAGAGACGGACGATACCCGGAAGGAAGCGTTCCGAATACATAACTGGCGGTCCCAGCCTCTATTGCTTCTTTTGGCTTAACAGCTCCTACTACCTCGACCATCTTACCGATCTTTCGATAGCGTATGTTACTGCCGTTATCATATATAGTGAACTTGCCGCTCGTATTTATCGCACAGGTGAGCCATCCGCTATCCATAAGCGAATAGAAGTTTCCTGTGTCGAGAACGGAATAAGTGGCTGCGGTAGACGGGACATTACGAGTTATGTACGCGCCAGTTCCGCTTGCAACCATACCGATGCTTCCGAGGGTTCCGTCTACATTAGAGAACTGGATCGCAACCTTTCCAGTAACCGTGCTAGTCACATATAGAGGATTATATGTACCCATGATCTCAGTCGCGTTCGGAGTATCGATGACGAATAACGTGTCGTATGAATACTTACTCTGGTGGTAGAGGGTTGCGAGTCCGTTGCACAGGTCAATCTTTGCATTGCGGCTGTTCTTTGCCAAATATAAATGGTCGGCTCCGAAGCTAGCGAGGGTTGCGGTTCCGTTACGAATATCAACGCTATTAGAATCGATAAGGACGTTGTTACCGAGTGTAGAAGCAGTCATATCACCGACGACCAATCCCGAACTACCGAAACTCAAATAGTTAGTCGCTGTTTTTGCAGCGTTTGCAACACTGTCATCGGTGTCCTCGGGTGCAAGCGACCAAGCGGTCGGGCGACTTCCTTTTTCGAGCTTAGGGCGTCTTATATAATACGTGCCAGACGATTCATTCCATCCGAAATGTATGTTTATGCTGTTCTCGGACTTCCAAACACCCGTATAGTGAACTCTTCGGTATTCCGTAGACAATTCTCCTTCAAGCGCGTAGTATCCAAGCCCGGATTTGAAATATATCTTCGGTTTTCCGACAGAGCCCTCTTCGCATTTAAGGTCCATAGAAAACGTAAATTTGTCGCCGTCCCTAAGATAGGTGTCAGCAAAGCACTTTTTCGGCCAGCTATGCCAGTTACCATTGCCGCTCGTGCACACAACTTTAAGAACATCGCCCTCGATAGACGGCGTTATACCTGTCGCAGCAGATCCGGCAAACATGATATCGGAAGTTGCGATATAATTTCGCCCGCCGATCTCTATGTCATTGATTTGCACAGTAAGGTTGTCGAGCTTGGAGGACAGGTTGCCTCCGTTGAGAACGATCTCTTTTGCAGATATAACGAGCTTATACGCATCGTCAGCATCTTTGAAGTACTTTACGTAGTTGCTGACACCTCCGAACGATACTTGTCCATCGCTGTCGAGATAAATACCTCGTGTAGTGTTGCCTACGGTACTCTTTACACCGGAATATAAAGAATTGTCGGTGATGTGAAAACCTCCGATAGTTGCACCGAAAGCCACCAGGTCGCTAACGCTAATTTTTTCAGCGGTTATAGACTTTGCTAGGATGACGCTACCGTTGAGGCTGTTGTACTCGGTCTGCTCGGCTTCGGTCTTCATACCGTCCGTATTCAACTTGTAATACAAACCGTTCGTACCTTTAATGACAAGCTTATCAGCAACAACCGTGTTAGCAGTGATAAGATCGCCAGATATCTTTACACCAGCAAGCTCGCCAGTGTAGGTTCCGTTTGATACGGTAAGGTTTTTGATGATGCCCGAGGTCGAATAGAACTTCTTAATAGCAGCTTCACCGATGTTCGCAAAGTCTATGTTGGCGTATTTTGTGTCGAGGTTCTTTATCGTACCGTCGATCGCAGTAAGTGTATCGGTAGTTGTCTTAGAGAACGATGCGTACGTAGACTCGAGCTTGTGGAAATCGCCCTCGATCGACTCGAGCTTCTCGATAGACGCATAGTTGGCTTGAACTACGCTAGCATCGATCTTCTTAGCGCCGAGATCGTCTATAAGTGCCTTATGCGCTGTAAACGTATTTTGTACGGTGACGTTGTACGTCATAAGGTCGTTGATAACACCCGACTGAGCGTTGAGAGTGTTGTTGACCGTTAACTGATTCGTCTCGAGCGAGTTAATACGGCCTTGTACCGCGATGAGCGCGTCTGTGCTTACCTTATCAGCTACGAGAGCCTCGAGTTTTGTTATTCTATCAGCAGCGCCTCCGGTAGCTTCGTTCAACGTGTTAGTATTTACGCTGGGAGCAGTAAGGTTACCAGTTATAGTAGCGGTGTGATTTTTTATCATTACCGTTACTCGGTCGTTAGCCTTTACACCACCGATATCGGCCGTGGATTCCATAGAAGATAGAGGTGTCAAGTGATTAGAACCGTCAAGTTTTACATACAGCTCCCCAGCGTATTCGGTTATTGTCCCGTAAAGGGTTGTTTCTGTCTGCGGCTTCGTGCTATCGTTCGTAACCTTGACAAACTTAGCAATAAGCTCTTGTGATAGACTCATTAGACATCACCCCCATAAAGTGTTTGTAAATATGGCTTTTTCGGATACAGGACATCCTGGGGTACAAGAGATAGACTGGCTTATAACTTTTGCTTTCACATTGTTTAAGCCTGCTCTTGTATAGTTTAGACGTACACAATCTCCTATTCGAACGGGACAGTATCCGTGCGTATAGTTAACTGTATACTCAAGTGTAGATAGCTCTTTAAGCGCCTGCTCTGCGTACTCTTTGAGCTGTCTTTCGGAAGGCACGCCTCCAAAGAAATCGGGGTCTGTTATTCTACGCGTGATTCTACGACCGCGATTAGGGATTGAAACGGGGCTATTAGGATCGTTGTTCTCTGCCGTAGCATACCTAACAAGTTCCCCGCTGTTGTCAAGTCTATGGGAATATACAACCTCAACAACATTTGGTATGCCGTACAGATCACGATTGACACTTACCTCCGGATGAAGAATGGAGCTGTTGTCATCGTTGTACGTCCAAACGGGCTGCATAGACGCTGTATCACGCTTCGGAGAGAACATCACACGACCTAACTCATCAAGAGCCAGAGTATATCCAGTTCTGGTCCAGCGAGGGTTGTTAGCGTCATCGTAAACGGTATACTTGGCGTTTGCTATAAGAGCATTGATGTACGACAGCCAAGTGTCATTGGGATCCGCAACAAAGTCGTGAGAGAGCGTCGTATCGCTTTCAGTTGGGATTACAGGCGCTCTCATGTTTCCTCTGAGCAAGTCATATGCAGCAGATATAATTGGACGTCCGTCTCGTTTAAGGATTGCATATCCTAAGGGAGGAGGGTTCTCTTTAAGCTCTATCAAAGGTGTATAAGCATCGAGGGATGTGGACTGTACTTTGCCGTCGAAGGACATAGCAGGAGTTTGCACAAGCACAGTGCCAAGAGGATGCTTTTCTTTTATTCCATTTTGATAGGTTACGAGATAACCTCTTACATAACACTCTCCGAGAGACTCTGTGACATCGATTGTAGCTGAGCCAAGAGTCTCTGCGTCGAGGTCGCGGTTGAAGGTGCAGTTTTTTACAGTGAGGATTCGCTTAACGTCTCGCCATGTTCCAGGGTCGACGATGTAGTATTCGTAATCCTGCTGCATGGATTCGGACCAATTAGGCATATCATGCACCTCCTTCTACGCGTTTTATGTTGAATGTTACAGGGATTGTGGTTTCACAGTGTTTCTGGCTGAACGATACTGAGATGTTAGCCCAATATCCGCTGCCAGAGGGCTCTCGTACGTACACATCGCCTGTCCAAATTGCAAGGCGACGAAGAGCATAGAGTGTTTCCTTATCTGTCTTAGGAATCTCTACATTCCATGTGGAAGACGAATCGAGCTGTGTGCCGTAGTAGCTTACAGGATACTTTCGTCCAATATACTTAACAAGAGAGTTATCTGTTCCAAACGAGTCGGATACGTCGATGTTGTACGGGAGTTTGAGCATGGAGCCAGACCAAGGTGGGCTTGTGAGGATGTCCGAGCCGTTTGTGTCAAAAGGATGCCACTCCTCAGACCACTGAATTATTACAGCTTTTTCACCGACCTCTACCGCAGGTATATCAAGATAGCTTATGGCACCCGTTCCCTGCTGTGTTGCCACGATTCTATATCGAGCATAATCAAGCGCAGGATGTGGATCTGTTACGTGGGTGTTTATAGCAGGATCTATACCCGTTGCCAGTTCAGTAAATGTGCCGTCGAACTCGCGCCTATACACTGCTAGACGTACATCTGTGTATTCGTTGACATCTGTAAACTTACAGAAGTAGACCGTGGCTCCTGTTTCGGGATGCTGGAATGAATATACATCTTCCCCAGTCGTAGTTGTCTCCAGAGTGCATTCTATAAGTTGTGGATCGGAAGGCACCTCGAGCGGATATTCGGTGAGCATGTATTCAGTAGTGCCGCCGATGATACTAGCCACAACCTCAAGAAACCTTTCACGGAAACCTTCACAGTACGGCTTAATATGCGCGACCAAGCTATCACGATCGATAGTTACGTCCGCATTAGGCCATCGTTCCTCATCCGTCCAAGAAACATCGAAAGCGATAGATGCCTCCGCGTCGAGACCCGAGTCCATAGTAACGACACAGCGAAGCGTATATTTGCATCTGTCAGCGAAGTCCACGTCGCTCGCAGAGAGTTCCGCTAGCAAAGGGTCAGAAATATCAAAAAATTTCGAGTAGATTTCCTCGCCTTCACTCACGACCTTGGTGCTGCCTGTAGCGTCGGTAGTCTCATACATCTGATTAGAGATTATTGAAATATGATACCCTATAGGAACCTGGGAGTCGGGGGCCGCAAGACCGTTTACATACAGTGGAAATGCCGTAACAGGAATCTCTTCTCCGATGGCGTTTCCGAGTCGGTCTGTTAAGGTTAGGTCAAGCGTAGGGCTTACAAAAACGTTGATTACGCGCTCTTCAGACCAGTCACCGTACTCCTGAGTAGCGCCTGCTGTACGTACTTTCCAGCGGATCTCCATGCCGTCGTCGTTACCATCTGTCTCGAAGACGTATGAGCTAATGCCGTCATCTTCTTCGCTTTTATCCTCGTTTTCAATCGGGCTAAGCATCTGCTCAATCCCGTTGATATAAATCTTAAGGTCGGCGAATGTCTCGTCGGAATTGTCTCTTGCGTTGTGAATCCAGTATAAGGTTACCGACGTTCCTGCTACGACAGACGTTTTAGACGACCAGGTAGTAGGAGCAGCCGGAATTTCGCCAACCGTTACTTCGGAGATGGCAGACCATTCGGTATCGCCATTGGCATTAGATCCGCGTACACGGAAGTAATATGTTCCGCCGTCTGTAAGAGCTGGTGTTTTATACTTCGTAGAGTTATCGACGGTAGCTTCTTGAGCCGCGTTATATTCGAAATCTTTTTCGTCAGTCGAATACTGGATTGTGTAAGAATCAGCGGTATTAACGGCTTTCCATTCCAAATATACGCAAATATCATTGCTACCGTCAGCAGCTTTACTAGCCTGGCATTTGGTGATTTTAGGTGCTCCGCCAGGCTTGGTATCGACGTTCTCGGTATATGCAGACCAAGGAGAATATAGCAGATCAGCGGCGTCGCCGACTTCTTTCATTGCTCTGCATCGAACTTTGTACCGGTTTCCAGCGGTTATCTTAGGTGGTTTCCAGGAAGCCGAAGCGTAGCCGGTCTTTATAATAGATGTTGTTTTTCCTACTACAGTGTCGTTGTTGCGAGTAAGTTCGAACTCTATTCGTACTCCTTGGGACTGCCACTCCGAGTCGAGATTAGATAAGGATGCTGTAAGAATAAGATCGGCAAGCTGATCGGTGTCTAAACTCGGAGCAGAGGGTGCTGCAGGAGGATCGTCTTTGAAGTTGTACCATTCGGTGGTGTTTGTAGCGCAAAGTTCGAGATTCGTTGCATCGTAGTTGCTCTTGTCCCATTTGAGCTTGTTGTACTTTTTGAATACTTTTGGGAGCACTTTGGCCCTGACGCGAGTAGCGTTATCCGGATAATTGCTGCATAAGCTGTGATATGCAACTTTACCAAGGAGGTTTGCGCTCATGCCAGTATCCTTGTTAAAGAGTTCTATCGTTGTGTTAGTGCAGACCTCGGGGCTTTTCATTCCAGGAGCCCACCATTCCCACTGAATCTCAAAGCATGCCGTTGTCTTGCCTGTCGGATCCGTCCACGCCCACGCGACATACATACTCTTATCGCCAGCGCCGGAACCATCTACAAGTTTACCGAATGTTTTCCAGCTAACCATCTTCCTCTTAAGGTTTACTGAGTTGATGTGATTAACTGGCGAGCCATACAAATAGATCTTTTGTCCAACGGTTATATAGTCTATGTTGGCGATATCATTAATCTTACCTAGTATTTTAGCGCCATCCATAGCATTTTTACCAATACCATTGTCAAGTGCTATCTGGCTTAGTGTATCGCCCTTTTTAACTATATAATAGTTCTGATCAGCCATCCCTTACACCCTCCTTTCTATGATTGCAGCTCGTACGAGCGTCTCAATAGCTTCGGCAACGTCGCTGCCTTCACCATAAGTTACCCCGTCGATATTGTAAGTAATATGTTTGAGCGAGGAAATATCCTTACGGAGTTTACCAAGCTCTGAAATAACGCCATCATTAACTCCATTTTGACCTCTAGCGTTCATCGTAGAAGCGATACCGTTTACATTAGCAAGTACGCCAACGGACGGCGACATGCTGAGCATACCACCAATCTGAGACGCGCCGGTTCTAACGTTGTCAAGGTCGAGAACGGGTCTTATGACGGGTTGCGTATCAATTCCGCTTTCAAGTATAGCGGAGATCCTGCTGATAGCATCGCTTAGACCGTTTGTAGCAGCATCAGCCATCTTAGAGCCAGCGCCATACGCATCGGTCGCACCAGCAGTCAAAGCGTTAGCAAAGCCCTGTACGGCAAAGTCGCCTATGCCATAGAAGACTCTCGAAGGAGAGTGTTCATCAAGTCTTCTCTTAGCCGCTTGTACAGCAGCAGATGCCATTACTTCAGCGGCCGTTACAACTTTGTAAGTGTTGTTACGAATACCGTTAGCGAAGCCCTGAGCAAGGTTTGCACCGGCTCCAACGAACTTGTTGTAAATAGCCATTGTAGTAATGCGAGCGTACGCGCTTGATACTGCAGATTCGAACGTGCTTGCTATGTCAGATGCTTTTGTCTTAACACCGGTTACAAAGGCATTGACCATTGTACTGGCCGCCGTCTTAACGGTGCTAAGAGCCTGGGTTCCAGAATAAGCTTCGACAAACGATCTGACACCATTTCTTCCAAGCTCCCTTAGACACTCCGAAATAGTCCTAAGGTGATTAGCCTTGTCTGCAGGTATGATAGCAAGGGCATCAACGAGATCCTTTACACCGTTAACAGCGTTCTTGAGAGATATGGTTATGTTGCCAGAATCCATAGTGTTCGAGAACGTGACTATGTTGTCTCCGAAGGTAGTCATCGTCTTGCCGAGCGACTCGATCTTCGTATGAAGTCCACCGACATCTACATTAGCGAGATCGGTCATCAATTCAACAACTTCAAGAGCTCTTGCACTGGAGACAAGCTCGCCGGATGTGAGTTCGCCTATCTTGTCGACGAAGCCGCGAATGCCTGCTCCAAGAAGAGGAAACTGAGATGCAAACGTACCAAGGTCATTGTCTCCGATGATAGCAGCTACCCATCCGCCCTGGTTAGGTATACGACTTGCTGCAGAGGATAGAGTTACGACTGCATCAGCGGCGCATCTAACAGTTTCTATCTGGCCTTTTTCGAATGTTCCTATATTATTAAGGAAACCTCTCAAACCGTCAGCAAGCTTAGGGAATTGATTTGCAAATAGTTCGAGATTGTTGTCTCCGATGATAGCGGCAGCCCATCCACCCTGGTTGGGTATTTTATCGGAAGCGTTAGCAAGCGTTACAACGGCATTTGCAGCAGCCTCAATGATTGCGACCTGGGCGTCTTCAAAGGTTCCTATTTTATTAAGGAAACCTCTCAAACCGTCAGCAAGCTTAGGGAATTGATCTGCAAACGTGCCGAGATCGTTGTCTCCGACGATTGCGCCAAACCAGCCTCCAGAGTTTGGAATTGAGTTGGCTGCTTCGGAAATCTTTACGACTGCTTTTGCTCCGTTTTCGATAATAGCAAGCTGATCTTCGCCAAAGGTTCCGACTGCGCTAAGGAAATCTCTCAAGCCTTCTCCGAGCTTAGGGAATTGATCCGCAAACGTGCCGAGATCGTTGTCGCCAACAATTGCACCGAGCAAACCGCCTGAATTGGGGATGCTATTTGACGCTTCCGCAAGAGCCTTAATTGCCCCGGCAGCTATATCAACCAATTTGAGCTTTTCTTCATTAAGTCCTGCATCGGTCAAGCTCTTAAAGAATGTTCCGAGGCCGGTTCCAAACTGAGAAAGCTGCTCACCGAAAGAGCCTAGGGAATTTCCGTTTGTTAGGCCGAGAAACTTTCCGATTCCATCGATCATATTCGCTGCGGTAAGAAGTAGTACGGCTCCTACGAGCGAAGAGATTCCGATCATAGCCTCGGGAGTTATATTTTTAGCTCCTTCGATGAACCCTTCGATGGATACCATGAACTCAGATAAACTTTCTCCTATGGCAGGGAGTCCTGACAAGAGTCCTGCTGCGAAATTACTTATTAACGAGCCCATTCCGTAGGCTAATTTCTCAATTATAGGAAGTCCTGCGTCGATAAACTGCTCAAGTTTAGGACATTCGTTGGTCACAAAATATCCAACCGCGGCCACAAATGCTCCTAGAGCGACCATAAATGCTAGTAAAATAGCGACTCCGGCTATGGCGGCAAGGCCAAAGTGTCCGACTAATGCAAGTGGCAACAGGAGAAGTGTTAACGCAGTAACAAGCATGATAAGCGCTTTAGTGTTTTCTGTCGCATTATCAACACCGCTCATCAAAGCGAGAATACCAACCGCAGGAAGTAATGCCACAGTCATAGCAACAAGAAGTAGCATGCCAGAAGCGACATCGCCACCGTTAAGCAATTTTCCTATGTAGTTAAGACCTACGAGAAGTATTGACATGGCGCTAACAAGTATGATGAGCGCAAGTGTGTTTGTAATCGCATTATCAACACCGCTCATCAAAGCGAGAATACCAACCGCAGGAAGTAATGCCACAATCATAGCAACAAGGAATAGCATTCCAGTTAAAGCGTCGCTTCCATTTTTAAGAAGCTTTCCTACAAAGTGAATTGCTACGACAAGACCCGTAAGCACTATCATGAGACCTGCCAAAGCTATTGCGTTAGTTATGGTAGTCTGCGGGTCGAGATTACCCATGGCAATGAGGACAAGACCTAGTGCTGTAATGACGGCGCCCAATGCAATAATTGTACCCATAACGGTTTTGGTAGAGCCGGCAAGTTTTGATATTCCAATCATAAGTGTGAACGCGAGTATGAGCACCGTTATCGCTCCAACGGCGTTCAACAAACCAGATGGATCCAGGAATGATAATCCAACGACAATACCAGCAAGAAGACCTACAGCCACCGTCAATGTTATAAGAACTCCTAGTGCATTTGCTGGTATAAGTGCCGTAACAGCAACAAGTCCTATAAACAGCACTCCTAAGGTGGCAACAACAGCGAGAGCTCTCGAAAGAGCGGTCTCATCTGGAAATTGTGAAAGTAGGAATAATACTCCGACCATTATCAACATCGCACCGGACATGGCAAGAAGCATAACTCCGGCCTTCATAGCATTTGCGCCGGCAAAATATGAGACTAGCATTATTGCGGCGAATAGTAAGCTTATATTTGCTATAACTTTTAGACCGCGGTCAACCTCTTCATCTGTTATACCGGCTACGATTTTAATAACAGCTACTATAGCTAGCATTGCTACAGACATCATGAGGATCATTCCGCCAGCATTGGCGCCGTTTTTGCCGGCCAATCTAGATATCAATACGATACCGGCGAATAATAGCGCCACATATCCAATCAATTGCATGCCTCTAGTGATCTCGTCTTCTTTAAGCATACTTGCGAGCTTAATTACTGCCACCATAATAAGAAGCGCGACAGATACTTTACGAAGCGCTTTTCCGGCGTCGTTAATATTGTTTCCAGCCAGCCTTGAAACGATCAGTATACCACCGAACAACAAAGCAATGAGGCCGAGAACGCCAATGCCATCTATCACCGCGTCTCCTTCTTTAGCGAGATTGCTTGCGAGTTTTACAACGCCGAGCATTATAAGCATTGCGACTGACAACGCTATGAGAGTTCGTCCAACCTTAAAGGCTTCTTTTTCACCCTTACCCCTTGCTATCCATGCCATGATGGCAACAACTCCGGAAATTAATCCGAGAATTCCAGTAAGCAACGTAAGCGCAGGTTGCACATTTTCGAGATTCATAGTGGCTATTTTGCTAAGGGCTAGCGATAGGAGTAATATCGCACCTGCGATAGCAGCCACAGATAAAATCGTTTTAAAACCCATTCCTCCCACAAGGTCTAGCTTACCCATAAGGATTGCGATTCCGGCTGCAAAAACGGTCAGAACCGCTATGATGCCTACTGCATTCCACAATTGTCCTATCGTTGCTTCGGATTCGGCTATGGAAATTACAGCTTTGGCTAGCACAGCAATCGCAAGAACTATGTTAACAATGGCCATCGAATTGAACCAATTGCGTATACCCTTAAACATCTTACCGGCGCTCTTGAACATTACACCAAGCCCTTCGAACATGTCTCCGAGATTTTCTGTAATATTAAACACCGCACCGGCAAAGTTTGTTATAGCCGATACTATCTTGAACATCAAGGTGAACAATCCGGCTCCAACAGCAACTGCGAGAACTTTTTCAAGGCTCAATCCTTTGAACATATCTACGATTTTCTGACCAATGCCTTTTATAGATTCTCCTATACCAGGAAGCCCATCTTTCAAGCCTAGAATAAGACCGGCTATGATGAATGTGCCTATCGCAAAGAACACCGTAGAGGGAGAATGAATTCCAAGGAAATTCTTAACCGTATCTACGATCTTCTTGGCCATATCAAGCATTGTTGATCCTACTGTTTTTATACCATGTCGAAGTCCGTTTACAAGACCATCTACAATATACTTGCCTATATTGTCAGTGTTCTTGAGTCCTTCTATCCAGTTCTTGACACCTTCTGCGGCATCTTTCAAGAAAGGAAGAATCTTCTTGAGGGCTATAGTAAATATGTTGTGTTCATCTATCCAGTCTCGAAGTGCGACAATTGCATCACCAATATTCGCTGTTACGCTTAATATATCGACGTTGGCAAGACCGAGAATGTCGAGCACCGCATTGAAAAGCATCTTCAGCGGTCCGCCGACGAGTGTTAAGATAATGTCTACGAGCGCGAACACGCCTTTGAAAGTTCTCTTTAACTTCTCTGCGGTTTCATCGCTCATTCGCAAGCTTTTCGAGAAGTTATTAAGCGACTCTACAAGCTTGTAAAGTGTAGTGGATATGTTTTCGGCTTTCATAGCCGGGAATATTTCGAGGAAAGCGTCCTTAACGGCTGTAAATGACTTGGTTAGTCCCACAGCAGCATTCTTAAGCGATTCGATAAGAAGTGTTCTTCCGCTCGGTTTATCAAGAGACGCAATCAACTCATTAAGAGGAGTTCCAGTCTTTTCGGCTTCCTCGGCAAGAGCTCGAATGGCCTTGACCTGCTCCTCGGTATAACCAACAGCTTTAAGCTGCGTGTCAGTCAAGTCAGCGAGAGTAAGTTCATGACCATCTACAGTCTTATTAACAAGGGACTGAACCTGAGCATAGTCGTATCCTGCGGCGGTAAGAGCCTTATAGCGATCTTCCATGTTACCATAGTCGCCTCGCCAAACCTTACGAACGACTTCCTGGAAATACTCAAGCTTGCCGCTCATGTCTTCCGTGGAATCGCCAGCAGCCTTAGCCTCGTCAGCAAAAGCAGAAAGAGTTTCCTTTACAAGGTCTGTGGATAGGCTACTATCAGCCATAGCAGCTTCAAGAGAGCCGTGCTCTTTGATAAGATCGTCTATGGATATACCGTGCTCCTTGGCGATCTTCTTGAATCTATCGTTAAAATCATCCGTGGAGATACCAGCCTCGTTAATCTTGGCTGTCAATTGACTCCATTTTGACCCGAGTGCGGTTTCAAGAATACCGTTTCTCCAGCTAGACATCTTTTCGATAATTCCGCCGAGACCTTCCGAGAGCATAGACATAAACGACTTAGCCTCGCCAAAGTCACCGACGATTATCTGCCATGTTTTGGTCCATCCGGACTGTGCCGATTCCTTAAGAGTGTCGAAAAGCTGAGAGAAAGTCTTAACTTCGGTAGCTGCACCAGTCGCAGTGTTACCGAGTTCGAAGATTGCATCTATCTGGTCTTCTGTGTAACCGATAGACTTAAGCTTTTCTCTGTTGGCTTTGATCTCTTCTTGAGTGGCATACTTAGTGTTCATGGTGAACTTCTCGAGAGTCTCTGTAAGTATCTCTGCGGTGAGCCATTCCTCTTGAAGCGTTTCTCTAAACGATCCATTCTTTTCGATCATTTCATCGACGGCTACGCCATGAACTTTAGCCGTTTCTTTAAGGGCGTTCTGGAAGACTTCACCGCCCATTCCAGCGTTAACAACAGAGTTCCAGTCCATGAGTTTAACCGTACCAGAAGCCAATGCCTGGGAAAGCTGGTACATTGCTGTACTTGCCTGCTGGCTGGTTGAACCTGATACTGCCGCTAAGTTAGCGATACCTTGAATAGCGTTTACCGACTTATCGAGATCTACACCAGCCGCCGTAAATGTACCTATGTTTCTGGTCATCTCGGTGAAGTTGTAGATTGTCTTGTCCGCGTAAGTGTTCAGCTTATCCAGAGCCGCATTTACATCTTCCAGAGTCGAGCCTTTACTTTGGGTATTAGCAAGAATAGTCTGGATTGCGTTAATCTGTGTCTCGTACTCCTGGAAACCGGTTGTTACTGGTTGTATAGTAAGCGCGGAAAGAATTCTCTTACCCGCGTTAACAGCAGAGTTAGTAAGGTTAGCGAGGGCGGTTACTCCAATGATTTCAAGCGCCGAGAATCGACTGTTAACGGTATCTACGGCATTTGAGAGACCGTTCATGTTGACTTTCTTTGAAGCCGAGTCAATGTTATCGAAGCCTTTTACCGCTCCCGTGAAATTTAGTTTTTGCTTGAGTTTATCAAGCGATGACATTGTTGTGGAGACGTTTCTCTCAAAGCGCCGGTTGTCAAATTCCATTTGGACGACTCTTTGATCGACTACTTTTGAGCTCATACTTTAGTAACCTCCCTCCATGCATCATCTGCAAGTTTATCAAATATAGGTTGGAGCGCTGGATTGATGTAATCTATACCTTCGACCCATCCTCCGTTTCGGGTTCCGTGTCCATACTGCAGAATTATGGCGATCGGAATTCCATTTTGAATGTTTGAGTTGCAAAAGATAATTCTTGCAATTCCGTCTTTCTGTTCGACTTTGTAGTACCAGGAGCTGGCTGTCAGCCCTGTGTCTCTGGGTGTTGCAGACGCAAGGGCGGCTACTCCAGCTTTACCATACTTATCGAGCATGTCGAGTTTTATCGGCTTCTTCACGCTCTGGAGATAGTATGTTAGTTTTGCAAAGTCGCCCTTGTGCCTGACTCGAACCATCGCTTACTTATCTCCTGTTTTGCCAAAGCAGCCGATTACTTTGTCGTATCCGACCATAGCGCACAGCCAGCTAAGCAGGATGAGAGCGACGATACAAACGATGATCTCTGCAGTAAACGGGATACCCATGATGATCAAGTAGCCGATACTGACAAGCAGAGAAAGTACAGCAGCGGAAATACCTGCAAGAGTGTTGCTGGCGATATGCTTCTTGCCATACTCATCGAAAATCTTCTTAATAGCTTCGGTTACGAGACCGGTGAGACCGGAAACAAGCATCAAGCCACTAAGAAACACTTCTAATGTGATCATTTCCATCTTATTACCCCCTTGAATTAAATTGTTTTCTGCGAGCTGCATTGAGTGCTGCATTCTCGCGCATAACATCGGCTTGCGATCTCTTCTTGGGAGGAGCATTCTTTATGCTACACACCTTTATAAGAGTCATAAGCCGATTTAAGTGCCAGTATTGATACTCTGGCGGAATAGTTAGCGACACCATCCAGTAATAAATAAGCTCGTTTGTAACGACTTCTCTATTCTTTTTACCGTTCTTATCGTCGGAAAAAGTGGTAGCGGTCATCGGAGCTTCGATGTATTTATTAATTTCGTTGATGTTGTCATCGCTAAGGTAGTTATATACATCGGGGTCTACATTGGGAGTTAGTGTCATGCACTTAATATAGTAGATTGTCTCTTCTCGGTTCTTCGGTTCCTTGCTAAGAAACGGTTTCTCCCAATGGGACTCCCATGCTGCAAGAGAGACGAGAGAATGCTCTAACTCTAACGTCTGCTCTTTTGTCTTTACGAACTCCATTTTGACTTCATCAAACAGTTCGACAGCAGGTATTGTTATGGTGAGAGGCATGTCTCAAGTCCCTCCTTGTGTGCGATTATTAGTTGTTTGCTCTTGCTTCCGCAATTGCTGTTGCAGCCTGCTCTCTCATGTCGGCAGGTACGACTCCATTGACGAACTTTGCTGCTTCCTCATCGTTAGTAGCAAGACGCATGAAGATCTGAGAATATGCTTCGGTCTGGAGGAATTCCTTGACGACCTCGGGATCCTTGTTAAATCCTCTACCATCAGGAGTCTTGACACCGTAAGATTTTGCTACAAGATCCTCGAATACGCCGATGATGACAGGTGCATCCTGTGTCTGAGCAGCTCTCTTAACCATCTCGGCAAGGCCACCCTTAACGCCCATCTCCATCTTCAAGAGCTCTGCCTTTGTGAAGTGGAAGTAAAAGTCCTCGGTTCTTACTACGCCATTGTAGTCGGTATAAGTTTCGGTAAGTTTAATCATTGTTTTGTTCTCCTTTCAAACTTTGAGATATGTAAAATTAAATAAAAAGAAGAGGCCGCTAGCGATTAGCTAAACGGCCCCTTGGGGATGGTGCGGATTAAGCAGCAGCGCCAGTGGTAAGAATGCTCTTGACTTCGTCAGGAAGAGGAAGTCTAGCTTCACTCTGCTCGCTACCATAGAGAATAGCCTCGAGAGCCTGGAGCTTCGGCTTTTCGACCTTGGTGGAGTCGATTACGATAGAAGCGGTAGGCTTGTGGCCAGTAACATTAACGGGAGTGGTCTTAACTTCCCAAGAGAATGTGTTAGCCTCAGGGCTGTCGTTGATGGTGGAGTAAGTCTTCTCGGAAGGAGAAGCAAGGCAGCCGTAGATAAGATGGAGCTTATAGCCGTGAGCAACGCCATCTACATCGTTACCGAGAGTGGTAACATAGCTGAGACCGAAGGTCTTACGAGCCTGCTGACCGATGTATACACCAGGAGTGAGTTCTGCAGAACCGTCACATACGGTGAACTCATCGGGATACATATAAGCCTCGATTGTGCAGCCGAATTCCTCAGCGGAGAGAAGGTTGAGGTACTTGATGTCATCTGCGTAAAGAGCAGTAGACTCAGCACCGGAAGGGCTCTCGGAGATCGAAGTAAGACCATTCCAAGCGACACCGTTGGGGTATACGCCGCCTTCGCCCTGAACGTAAAGTACACCCTGCTTTACACCTGTTTCATACAGACGTTCGCCGGTCTTGTCCCATACAAGTTTAGACATTTGTTTTGTCCTCCTTAATAATAAATAGTGAATACCCAATGATTGAGATCATCAGCAGCATACCAGCGATCGAATGAACACATTGGGAAATGCTCTAGGAGCTTTTTAGGCATGTCACTGTCGGGGTTTTTGTCAATGTAGGTGACCTCGTACCCGTTAACGAGTCTGTACGCTTTGTTGTTGGCCGACAATTTGTCTATGTCAGATAACTTGTATCTGATTGCCGGGTAGTTCATTCGGACGTTGGCAGGGGGCTGGAAATAAGCGTACTTTGAACCGAGTAGTGTACAGAGTTCCTCATGAAGTTCAAGTCTACTAGCCATTGTACAGCCCTCCTGTCGTGAGAATCATACGGGGGCGCTGGGTGGCATCAACACTGGATACCTTCCACTTAGCGCCCATGTATTTTACGTACCGAATGTTGAAGTAGTTGTGCATGGCGTACGGATCTGCAACAATACTAATTCTGTTTGATAGATTAATATTGTCGTTGAGCTGATCTGCGGGCTGAAGCCTGCGATTGTTGCTCAGAACATCGCCGTGGTACTTACGCTCGACGATCTCTTCGATCCATTTGCCAGGCGTTTCCTCCTTCATCTCAGCGTAGCCGACCGCATCATAGAATCTTGCCATGCTAATTCACTCCATTTTGATTTTTTAGGCTTCTGCCTCTACGCCAGCGATAGTAGTATCGTTGTATACAGCGCCTGCGGCAGTGTAGCCGGTTGCTCTGTAGAGGTTATCACCGGTGCTGACAACAAGAGCGTTCTTGATGAAGAGGTCCTTGAGTTCCTCGGGAGTTACGCCCTTGGTGTGCTCAGCATCGTAGTAAGCCTTACCGCTTGCCTCGTATACGATAACAGAAGCGACGAAACGGTCTTTAAGATCCTGGTAGATTCTTTCCATAATCGATTACCTCCTTAAAATTACGCGAGAACTTCCTCGAGGGTGATTGCAGAGAAGGGCTTAACGAGAGCGCCAGAGCAGCGAGTCTCCATAAGGTACTTCTGAGTGTTGTAGTCGATGTCGAAGTCATCGAACATGTTGATAGCGCCACCCTTGTCAGCACCAACATCGTAATCGTTCATGTTGACGATAATGCCAAGAAGACCACGCTTCTCGCCGTCCTTTTCACGATTAGCGCCTTCCATTACGGGAACAGTAACGATCTCCTTAACGCGAATCTTCTTGCAAAGCTTCTCGTAGTCATAGAGATCGCGGCCGACACCGTCGGTAAGAAGGAGCATCTCGGTAAGAAGGTCCTCAGAGCAGTAGAGAGTGGGATTACCAGAGCCTCTGTAGCCCTTGCGAGCCTTGATAGCAGCCTTGATGAACTGTGCTGCGCGGTCCTCTTCGGTACCGTCGTGCTCAACAACCTTGTTGATGGTGAAGAGCTTGTCGTCATCGGTCCATACAGGACGGATGCAGTCTTCCTTGATCTTGTCGTCGGAATCAGCGAGACGGCCGTCACCGATGAGGTATGCTCTTGCAAGTTCCTCCTCGAGCTTGCCGCGCATCTCGGCCTTGATCCATGCGATTACGTCGAAATCGGTGATGTCGATTACATCGTCACGATCGAGCTTCTGCTTCTTGTAGACAGTGGTAGGAGCGGTGGTTCTCTTAAGGAGAGTGAAGATCTCTTCCTTCTTGTACTTGCCCTTGAGGTAACCAAGAGCACGAGCCTCGTCAGCAGTGATGTCTGCGAACATAGACTTAATGCGGGAGTGAGGTACGTGGTGAACAGAGCCCATGACCTTCTTGACCCAACCCTGGTCGCGGTCGATCCAGGTAGGAGTGTTGGTTACGTTCTTAGCCTCGGGGAAGAGCCACTCGATATCCTCGATACCGTGAGCGAGAGCAGACTCCTTCATAGAGCCATAACGCTTAGCATCGGCGATGATGGCAGCCTGATCCTCATGGCTGAGAACGTTTACGTCCTGCTGAGTTTCAGCGTCAAATACGTTTTTCTTCATTGTTTCGTTTCCTCCTTCGGAATGTTCAATATTGTTTTCAGTTTCGTTGTCGGTCTCGGTCTCATCATCATCGGTGGCGCTGTGGCCAAGGCTTTCTGCGATCTGACCGATAAGAGCATAAACAGCGGTTTCCTGTTCCTCGTTGAGGGTCTTAAGGATGTCGCCGATAGTCTTGCCAGATTTCTCCTCAGAGTCCTCGTGCGATACAACATCGGTGGTCTCCTCGGTGGTTTCTGCGGTTTCGTTAGAAGTTTCTGAATTTTCAGACTCTTCAGTGTAGAGCTGGAACTTGAGGCCGGTGTGAATTACGCCTTCATCCTCTTCAAGCTCTACGGTAGAGCCATCAAAGCTATGGGTAATTACCGACTGGATTCTAGCTCCAGGGTTTGCTCCGGCATGAACAAGGCTGACCTCGCGGATCATACCGTGCATTACGTTAGGACCGTTCTGCTTAAGCTGGTTTGCATAGATGGACATTGCGGTAATGTCTCCATGTTCGACCAGGACCTTAGAGAGCTGTCCGTTTTCAGTATCATTGAACGAGCACTTTGCCCAGACGCCATCTTCGCGGTTCTCAAGGAGAGCATGTCCAAGAACATTCTCGGGAGAGCCGTGCTTATGGCACCATACAAGCGGGACTTTCTCGCCGCTGTTATGCGCGAACGCATTAGGCATGATTACTCGTCCATCGGAGCATTTGAGATTGGCTTTTGTTGCCCAACCTTCAAAGTTATAAGTCTCCATTTTGACTTTCTTCCTCCTTTTTAGAGTTTATTAGGTTATAGCTGTTGCGAAAAGCTCCCCGGTATCGCTAACCGAGATTCTGAAACTCTTTCCGCCAGGGCTTGATAGAATGATGTTTTCTCCCTTGACGTTAATGCCGTCCACAAGGAAGCCTTCGGTAACATACTCGATTTCTTCGTTTATAGCGGCCATGATAATGTCGCTTGTTACCCACGCGGTCATAAAGCCGAAACGAATATACGCGGTAGCTGTTGTTGCTCCGCTCGATTTAATAGTGAACTTAAATCCGCCATCAAGCGCAGTACACTGTGAATAGTAATTATCCGCAAAGCTGGCATTGTTTGACGCAACAGATGTAACCCTCGCACGGCTTGAATCATAGAGTACAAAAACCGATTGTCCGTCTCCGCCTTCTGGGATTGTGATTCCGTGAACATATAAGGTATCACCTGCTTTAATCGGAATAAATCCGGTACAGCCGTGGTAGGAGTTTTCTGAGAGTGCGCCACTTGCGCCGACAACGTAATAGCCGCGCTTCATGTATCCGATTTCATTGAATACATTACCGTTTTCGTCGGTTGCGGCAGGAAGAACATCCGTAAATCCTTTGATAACGTTGGTGTCGAAATGGGTCGCCAAGTCATCGGGAGTTAACAGCTTTTTATCTGTTGTACCGTCCAGGTAATACGGAACTCCACTCTTAACCTTGAACCATCTGTCGATAGGCTCCTGAAGGATCTTAAGCGTATCAAAGTTGCTCGGAGTATCAGTGTAGATAACTTCTCTAATATCGTAGGTACTCTGCGCATAATAGAGGTAATCATCAAGTATGAGGCCTCTGCAATCACCAAAGAGAGCGATGTGCTGATATTGGTTGTTAGGCTTGAACAGCGTTATGTACTCGCCAGTTTCGCTATTCTGCTTCATCCAGTCCCATACGCGGCAACTGCTAAGGTCGATGCCGTGGCTATTTACGATCTTTATACCTTGTTCTGCGTATGAGGTCTTGGTTCCGTCGCTAGCTTCCGCTTGTCTAGGCTGAATGGTAGCAGCTATACGAGCATAGTTGCAGTTTTCTACCGAAACGCCTACCTTACAAGCATCGATGACCGCTTCAACACGCATGTCGTGATTCCAAGCCGAACCATCATTGTACAAGCGTATTCCGTAGTTAAACGCTCCTGCTATGCGCAGGCCGCTCATATCCACGCCCCACATGAAAGTCGAGTTATTACCAGGATTACAGTTCACATAAACAGCAGTGCCGTTGCAATCGCCGTTAACAGAATAGTGAAGACCTCTTCCATCAGGTTTGCAAATGTTGAGGTCGGTAATATAACGGCTCATCTTCCATTGAGGATCCCAGTGCGTAAATGGCGGAACAGCCGTGTTTCCTGCTTCATCTACATCGGTACTCGCATGAATTACATTTGCGGTGAAGCCGTACGGAACTATGACTGTAGCATGTTTACCCCTGATGCTAGAGAGTCTCTTCATGGCTATACAGTTAGCGCCAGTCTGGGTGAATTTGAGAACAGTGCTCTGTGAAAGCTCGAGACAAGAGTTTTCCTCAATGAGGATTGTATCGGAAAGGATATAAGTTCCTTCGGGAACAAACGTGATTCGGTTAGCAGCAAGAGCCGCCTTAAAAGCTGCGGTATCATCAGTGGATCCGTCGCCTTTGGCACCGTAGTCGGTTACAGGTTTGCCGCCTGATCCGTGATCGCCCTTGGGTCCCTGTAGTCCAGTGTCACCTTTGTCACCTTTGTCACCCTTGTCGCCTTTAGCTCCTTGGGCACCATCAGCGCCTTTTTCTCCGGTATCACCTTTATCACCCTTTTCGCCTTTATCGCCTTTAGCTCCATCGAAGTAATCAACGCCTTTAACAGGAGTGTAACCATCAGCGCCTTTTTCTCCGGTATCACCTTTGGGTCCTTGAGGTCCTTCAGGTCCCTGAGGTCCGATGTCTCCGGTATCGCCTTTGTCGCCTTTAGGGCCTTGGGGACCGGTGTCTCCTTTGAGACCTTGGGCGCCGTCCGCGCCTTTTTCTCCAGTATCGCCTTTAGGCCCCTGGGGTCCGGTTGGTCCAACAGGTCCATCGAACTCGCCGGATTCTTTGGCTTCGGTGAGGGCTGTTTCGACGGCTGTGGAGAGTTCAGAAGCGTCTACTCCGGTCTTGACATTTACGTTTCCGTCTTCGTCAGGAATTACACCGTTGATTGAACGTACGGCATCCGTATAATAGAGCTTCTGCTCTCCGTCAGAGTTGGTCATAGCTACGGCTTTAGCACCCTTATAGGTCTTGCCGTTTACTATTAAGTTTTCAGCCATTTGAGATCACCTCACTCTGCATCGTTGTTAAGTTCTTCGTTAACGATTGATTCAATGCGCTGAATGAACTGAACGTTGTCCTCGTGCAGAACTTCGAGAGCCTCGTTAGCGGCATGGATCTGCTCAATAGCTTCGCCGTGCTGAATAGCAGCCGACTTGTTAGCTTCGATCGTGTTTCTGATCTCGTTGTTGGTGTTTTTAAGCTCGTTGAGGAATGTGAGGACACTCTTCTTGAGGTTCTCCGATCTGCCAGCGAGCATGTTAACTGTACTAGAAGTATCCATCGATTTTCTCCTTTCCATTTTGAATTTTTAGGGGTTAAGTATTTAACGTAGGTCTCCTGCGTGTGGGGGGGGGGTTATGTTTCCCCTTCCACATAATACTCCAATTCATTGCTTCCTTCTGCGGTCTCAATAGATACGAACTTCTCATATTGGTTCGTCAGCGCGCAGAATCCGTAAAATAAATAGGTTCGGCGTCCGTCACTGCGGACGTCTCGGCAAGCAAAGGGTAAAAACATATCCGCCCTATCACTCCAAATCCACCTGAGAATGACATTCGAATCGTTGTTTAAAGCATCGTCTATTTCATTGGGAGTGCCAAAAATAACGACTCCCGTTTCCGTCGAACGAACTTTCAGATAGAATGCGCCACCGCCGACATACTTGCTGGGAATTTTATGGTATGTGGTAATATCGCCAATTACCTGAACTGTATGCTCGTTTGCATCCATACACAAAACAGCACACTCATTCAGATCGGTCAAATAAGCAACCGCAAAAGGCTCGCCCGTATTCTCACCGCCAGCGAAAACCGTATTACCCACGGCAATGAAATTGAACGGAGTTGTTCCCGCAAATGCTGATAAATTGTACTCAACGCCGTCAAATAGGACGGTGTATGTCTTTCCGAGTTCTAACTTAAACAAGGGAAGTCTTGCTATCGTACAACCGAGCGACGAGTCGTAAGTAGGCGTAAACGTAGTTTCGGGAAGAATGTCACCTCGTGAGATCTCACTCCAATGCGTCCTCGGCTGATAGTCCGCCGCCTTCCACTTTGTGGGCTTACCGTTTGCGTCAACTTCTTCGACGACTATAGTCTGTCCGACCTCTGCTGTTACGTCAACGCCGCCTATATCAGGCAGGAATTTAGGGTCGATGGTTTTTATACGAGTGGTGGTTGTCTTGAAGCCTGTGTAGCCAGGGATGGTTAAAGACTTTGTCACAACACGTCCATCTGCTACGAAATATAAACCTTTCGAAACCCCATACTCGGTAAAATCTTCGGTTATAGCAATTACGTATGGTCCCGTTATCGTAACACCATGATATTCGTTGTGAAAAACACTATACATACTTGGGACTTCTGGGGTGGCGTCGATACATTCTTCTGTGATTTCAAAGCTAATAGTTGCGCCGTCACTCAATCTTTCATATGTGATTTGTCCGTGATTGAGCACCTCTTCCATGGGCGGGACTATCTCGGAAACCTTGTAAGCATCGTTGAAGGTTGCAAGCCCCTCAGTATTACCATCCCAAGTAAGAGTGTCGCCGTAAACCTCAACGGTTTCCTCGTAGTGCGTTCTATTCTTCACATGGCCGGGTTCACCTTCGGCAGCGTTCAAATCTGCGCCACCGCCACCCATTTCTTCGAGCTTTTCAGCGACATCACGAAGGGCTTTCTCTTCTCGGGTCAATGCAACGGCACGGCCCTTTTTACCGGACATTCTTCTTAAAAGTTGATCTTTTCTGGTGCTCATTGTTTGTCACCCTCCTTATCTACATTTTGAATTTCTTCGACCGTTTCTTCAGGTTCCTCAGCGGGTTTCTCTTTCTCATCAGGATGGTTCAGGTTGCTGTTAACAAGCTGATCTGCCTTAGGATCTTTAGAAGGTTTCCATCCCATAATCTGACGCATCTCATTGGATGTAGCGATTTCGTTACGGGTAAGCTTATCCGAAATTTCAGCAAGCTGCATTGCGGGAACAAGCTTAAAGGGATCTCTAAAGTACATGATAGAATGACCCTGGGACCTAGCGGTCTTAGTTAAGAATTTTCGTTTGATCTCGCTCACAATAGCATTGACGATAGGCTCGACAGTTCTTGAGTAGTAGTTAAGCATCGTCTGCTCATCAGCAGTACCATCAAGAATGCTCTGTGTGATGCCGAGCTGGCTGTAGAGCATACTGGTCAGGTATTCTACCTGCTTCAGGAGGTTGTTCTCGACAGGTCTGTTGAGCTGCGTAATGCGCTCAGTGCCGTCGGTGTAAGCGATACCATACTTAGAACTCGAAAGCTGCATTTCGATGTCCTTACGTCTCTGCTCTGCCTGATCACGGCGAGCGGGAGTTTTGATAATGTAAGGTAGCTGGATGATCAAGTCCAACTTACCAGAGCCGCTCTGTTCATCGATGACGTCAAGAAGGTTGAGTTTTCTTACAAGACGCTGCATCGTAGAGTTGGGCTCGTTCATGACTGAGTACAGAGGGTTTTCAACAATGCCCACCGAAGTTTTAGGGAGGGTAATCTCCTCATGCTTACCTTCGATGTCGTTGTAGAGTTTGACTTTGACGTGTCGAGGATACCACTGAGTAATCTTGCCGATTCGCATCGTGTGAATCTGAATCGACAGGGTCTCTGTGATGTCGTCATCCGTGTCAACAGGCACCATAGCAATACAGCCCTCGTCCAGCAACGAATGCGCCATGTCGTGTCTGAACGCGAAGCCAGACTGGTCGATATTCGCCTCTAAGTTAAGGCAGTTATTGAGAGGAGAGTTGATTACATCCTCGAATCTGCCGTCCTCATCGAGCTTACAGTGCTGAATTACTACGTCGACAACATCCAACGCGATTCGGTTAACTATAGCTGCGACGATAGAGCGTTCGTTGCCTCTTGTAAGTCTGGGTCTGTCAGGTCTGTAAGAGCTACTTATTCCTATGTCTCTGTAAACAGTAGGATCTCTGTTATTAACAAAAGCATTCCAGCCGTGCCGGAATCTGTCTATGATTCCCATGTTGGGTTTCCTCCTTATTCAAAAGCGTCCTTGTTGAGCTTGTATGCGACATAAGCATCCATCATAGCTGCTACGGCGTCGATCTTCTGCTCAGAGCGCCTTTTATAAAGTTTGCGGTTACCGTTTGTGTCTTCGAGGGTTATACAGTTGCCCATAGCGAACTGCATAAGTAGCTCATCAAACAAAAGAAGCCGCTCCTCGGAAAGTTTCTTCAACTCACCCAAAGGAACGGACTCGGTTCTAGCGCCCTGTATAACTTTTTCGATTCCAAACGGACCGTTTTCCTGCTCCCATCTCTCAACAAACTCCCTGGCGTTGTACGGGTCGAATCCGAAGCTGCGGACATCATAACCCATCTTAACAATGTGGTTATCGAGGTCTTCATAAACCTCCATCATGTCAAGAACAGTGCCTTCGAGTACGACTAAGCTTCCCTCTTCCATGAATTGGTTGTACTTTGTACGAAGCGCAAGGGGTAGTTTGAGTAATGTAGTAGCAGAAATATAGTTTCGTGTCTTGATACCGAATGCTCCGTTTGATAACGGGAACATGAATGTGAACGAGCAGAAGTCGTCACCTTGCGAAAGGTCTGCGCCCATCGAGCAAGGAAGCCCGTCGTAATATCGATACCTATGCGGTTTTGTTTCTTCATAAGTGAAGTAGTATGTATAGCCTTCCATAGGGATGCCGAAACGTTTTGCAAGAATATCGTTTCTAGCAGCGGGGGCTTTCTCAGCCCTCTCAACATCAAGGTGGTAAGTTTCATAGCTTACGGTGATGCCGAGATTGGGGTTGGCTTTACGCCACATAGCGGGGTTGTTTACTTCTTTTATGTCGTCCAGTTTGTACCACCAGATAGAGATATGAGGGGCTCGGTATTCGCCCTTGAGTATCTCCATTAACTCCATTTTGATTGTATCGCCGCTTCCGTTACGGACAGTACCCTCGGAGCTGATTGCTACGATGAGATAGTCGTTGTTTTCGGCGTTACCCTGCTCTTTAGCCGCGCCCTGTTCGATAGCGCCGATAGGATCTTCTCGGATGTCTCCGGAAAGCCATTCGTCGACGGTAGCACACTTAACACGCAAGCCCTGAAGCTTGTCGATTGTCATAGGACGGACCTCAAGCAGAGATCCTGTGAGGAAGTTTTGGATGCCCATCTTAGTAGAAGCAAGCTTGACGCGGTTTGCCTTGGAGCCGGTGGTGTTCTGGAGAGAACCTTCGGTGAGGAACTTGTATAAAGGACCTCTAGCTCTGGTAATAGCCGTGCGGATGGGAGACATTACTTCTTCCGCCTGCTTCATTGTGGGTGCGGTGGTAATCTGGTGGGTTGTTGAAGTGTCTACATTGAGGAAGAAGTTCTGTAGACAGGAGGCGTACATGGACTTTGCCGCGCCTCGGGCTACGATTAGATATTGTTTTCTTGTAAGACGCTTCTTGATGGTTTTCTGGATGTATCGGCCACCATGACCGTCGGGATCTGGCACGTATACGCTTCGGTCAACGAAGTAATACCAGCCGAAGATTTCTTCCGCCCAGAGTTTGAATGAATCTAGGAGGTGAAGATCGCTACCGTCGGTCAAGGTTAGCTCATTCTCGCAATAGCTGATGAATCCCTCGACAGCTCGCTCATCGTAGTAATACTTAGGATCAGCGATTAGCCCATCGATTCGGTTCATCTCCATAGAGATTTCGTTACATACCGGTATCTCGCCACGAAGTACTGCATCACGGAATAGTCCGTAGTATTTTGGCGTAGCAGTATTCGATAGTCTCATCGGCAGTTCCCTCTTTGTGTGTTATTTATCCTTTTGTCCTTTTTTAGGATTAACTATGTCGTCCTTAGCGCCGAAAGCTTTTTTTGCGACTGCATTAACGAGCGCTCCTTCGATGTAGGTAATCGTCTGACCGAGAATATTTTCGCTAGATTTCGATAATACATCCATAACTAAAGCCTTACCTTTTGCAATTCTGTCATTATCTTTTAAAACTTTGTTATAGGTGCTTTCTAATTCAAGACGCTCTATTCGTTTTTTAATTTCATCATCGGTAAGATGCGCGCTAGATTTCTTTGAGTATTCTTTGCGCGCTTTTACTGCCGCTTTCGTTTCAGCAGCTTTTTCTTTTTCAACTCTTTCAGCTTCAGCGGCTGCAGCTTTAGCCTTCTTCTTGGCTTCTTTAGCCTCTTTAGCTTTGTCGAGGATGGACTTCTTCTTTTTAGCGACAACGGTGCCTTTGGCTCCGCTTCTCTTCTTTCCGAAGATGTTCTGACCCCATTTCATTCCTTTACGGCCATAGTGATACAGCTCATCGGAATAGACGTAGTGAGTAGTTTTGTCCATTTTGACTTTCTCCTCTCTTAAATTGCGTTAAGGAGAACCTTCCATGTCCATTCGCCGCATATGCCGTCTACGGTAAGCTTTTTGGTGCTGTCCTGGAATGACTTGAGCGCGTAGAATGTCGCAGGTCCGAAGCTTCCATCCACAGCAAGAGGCTTCTCCTGAGCATCGGTGATGCCTCGAGCATTAAGAAGCATCTGAAGGGTCTTTACGGAGTCGTGTTTCATACCCTTTGTAAGGACGGGAAGGTTTACTGTAATTTTGATGGAGGGCTTCGTAGTGGTCTTGGCAGCCTTCTTCTTAAGGCCGGCCTTCTTGATGATTACTTCTGTAAACGCTTTCGCGAGATTGTCAGCAAACTTCTCTGTGAGAATGATAGGACAATCTACAGTAGAATTCATGAAGCCGCACTCCATAAGTACTGCAGGCATAGCGGTCGTACGAGTCTCGTAAAGGTTTGTTCTCGGAATGGGATTCGAACGGTCACCTTTGAGTCCTGTATACTTGATAGCTGCGTCATAGAGAGCCTTCTGCCACTCAACAGATTTATCGGAAGGCTTTGTATACACATAGGCCGCGATACCTCCACCGGAGAAGATGCTATTAGCAGCATTATGATGGATGGAGAGATAGAAGTCCGCATTCCATGCGTTTGCTACTGCAGTTCTTTCCGCAAGCGGAACATCTTTCTTTCCTGTGGTGTCGTCGATTCGTAGAATCTCAATACCGTCATAATCAGCAAGAATCTTTTCGATCTTATCTGCTATACGGTTGTTGAGCCACCACTCTCTAGTTTCGTTTGGATCGAGTTTCTTAGGGCATCTTTTGCCGCTAGTGCCAAGGTAATGCCCCGCAACAAGTGCAAGTTTAAACATGTTGGGTCAACTCCTTTTAGTTTGTTTCGGCCAATACATTCAATCTCCACTCGAGCTCGTCTATTTGTCGTTTCATAGACTCGAGCAGTGCAGAGCTTGCGGGAGGGTCAAATATGAGTCTGACTCTTTGGCCTACATAGGTTTTTACTGCGGTCAGTTTCTGAACGGTAGCTCGATCTCCGATGAAATCGCCCCATGTATCAGAATCATCTTCAACTATAAAACCTTCTTTAGGTCCTATTCCTATCTGGTTAAGGACCATAAGTATGGAGTTTATGTGGGTTATTATCTCAGGATCGAACTGTTCGTAATCTTCTTCGAGACCGCACTGTTTCTTAACTGAATTAAGGATACTTTCATAAAACATTTGGTTCTCCTTTACTTTCTCCACGGACAAGTATCGTTCGGCGTTCGCTCAACAGGGGTTTTGACCAGGATGCTTGCATCTCCGTAGTGAATTGCGTCGTGGGTGTTCTTGATTGTGGTTATTAGATACTCTGGATCGAGTAGAAACTTACTTCTTCGAAGAATATCATCTTTTGTGATGGGGTTCATGTGGTGGATGAGCACTCGGCTGTAGATTTCTCTGCCAGGTATCCCAAGATCGCATGCTGCGTCTCGCATGATGACGTAATCTCGGATGGATCGCCACTCATCACTGTTGTAAAATATCTGATTGAGGTATCGGTCGAAGCCGAACGTAGCTTCTCCAACCCTTCCACCCAATCGCAGGTACTCGAATCGTTCTTCAAAGGTCGGTAATAGGATCAACTCTGAGTATGTCTTAATAGGCATCGTCATCACCCAGTCCGTTATAGTTCTTAAGTGCGTCAAGCACTTTTAAATAGAATTCCTCTTTTCGGTCTTCGGATTCAATAGACGCTTTCTTGGCCTCCATCAGCTCGATTTCCTTCTTAAGCTTGAGCTTTTCAAGTCGAGCCTTCTCTGTAGCCTGCTTTAGATAGTGAGTTGTCTCCTGAGATGAGGCAGTACCGTCTATAAGTCGCTGCTCAACGAGATCCACCGCTAAAGCTATCATCTGATTCTCCCTAGCCTCTGGAGTCAACGCAGGTCTTCGCCTAGTTTTCTTACCGGTTGGTACAATAGGCGTTACTTTTGCCATACTACTGCCTCCTTTCTCCTTACTTTGGCCATAGTTTCTGGTAGCGCTTAAAAGAACCCACAAGGAAGTGGCTCTGCATTATATCTGTTGAAAGGAGAAAAATGAGTAAAGAGGAACTACTGGCCTTGACAGAGGTCCCTTATGGGCTCATTTAAACGCTACCGGAAATATGAATTGGTTTTTGGAAAATATCCCCCGGAGAAAAAATAAAG